AGCGCGGTGCGGAGAATTTTCTGTGACTCTACAACAGAGCCAGTAGTAGTTAATAACTTCTGGAAAGCAGGGCGTAGCTTGTCATCAAGTACGCCGGTTTCCTTCTGGATGTCTGAGATGAACTTCTGGACATTAAGATCAGAGAAGGCTAAGCCTAGATTGCTGAGTGTGCGAGTAAGAACCTGAGCAGCCTTATCGTCTGCCGCGAAAGCCTTAACTGCACTCTTGGAGAAGGCGAGAACCTTAGCTCCTAAATAGCCTCCACCAAAGAGGTAACTGACACTCTTAACGGACTTCTCAAAGCTCTTAACGCTCTTATCGGCTTCCTTTAAGCCTTTACCTAAGAACTCGGTAAGGATGTTAATTTTTACATTAGCCATTACGCGCCACCTCTATTAAGTTTGTTTGACACCTTTTCAACGGCTTTAATAACTGCAGCGTTAGCCTTGCCGCCATCTTCTGCCCACGCCCTAAAGATTACGCGACCAGTCAGCTTGCGAGTTCCTCGACCTACCAAGCCTTGCTCTCTAGCATTAACAAGCCGTCCAGTAGCGTTAAGACGATCTACAAACTGCTTGCCAGCATTAGGGTTAAGAGACTTGTTATACGCCTTGCCATCTTCACGGTAAGTAGGAGGAGTGAACTTAGTGCGCTGGAAGACTGGCTGACCGTTAGGGTTCTTGCGCCCTGCAGTCTCATAGATAGCGCCACCGGCGTTTGAGTTAGCAATGCTTACAAGGGATGTCCAACCATTGCGACTTGGCTTAGATGGCTTAGTGCTTGTCTTGATGCCTCTAATGGCTGCACCTTGATCGTATTTAGGAAAGGCTCTGTATTTGGCTGTATCCTCTGAGGAAGCCGAGTTAGTCCAGCCTGAAAGCATTTGCCCATTAGAAGGAAGGTAGCCTTTAGCCCTGCCAGTAACAGAAGCAAGAACAGCCCTGATGTTTTTCTTAGTTTCTTTATCAAGCTCTGTTGGAAACTTCTTCATAGCCAGACGAAGCTTAGGAGCGCCGTCTAGACTTACTGACATCTTGCTGCTCCTTTGCTCTGTCTTTCATCGCTTGCAGTAAAGCCCTAAACATTCTGCTATCTAGGTCTAATAAAGTTTGGGGCGAAAGTCCAGTCTCTAGGCTCAAACGAGCCACGAGCATGGTGATGGACTCTCGCTCTAGCCTAAAGGGTCAGACTCTAGAACCTCAACAGCTTTAAGCGTTGAGATAAAGTCCTCACCAAACGGCTTGACCGTTTCACCACTACGGCGGATTGCTTCCCAGCAAAGCCAATAAACATCAGATTGCTTCTGATCTTCAATGAGTGCCTTATGGAAACCTTTGTTCTTAGCTTGCTCAAAGGCGTACTCGATAACCGGAGTTATCTCATAATCGGTTGTAGAACCGTCAGCCCTTGTTACTTTGAGTTTTGCCATTTTTAGCCCCTTTGTTTGATTACGCTGTTGTGACTACTACTGTACCGGATACATTCCAAGTAACGCTCTGTGTTGATAGATCGCCAACTGCGCCGTTGATGTCGGTTGTGTTGTTGATAAGAGCTGTGAATGTGTAAAGTGGGTTTGTAGCAGATGTCGCTGCAGATGTAGCCTTGAGAGTTACAGTCGCGTTGGTTCCCCATGCTGTCTGTAGAGTCTGTAAAACTTCGCCTGTTGCGTTGTCGTTGAGGAAGTCAATAGTGACTGATGAAGCCTCTAGACCCTTAACGAACTTGTGACCTGAGTCACCCATTGCTGTAACCTCAAGCTCATCGAATGAACGGTTAAGAGTTACGCTTGTAACATGGTCTGATAGATCTACCGCTGAAACGGTGACTACGCAGCCATTGTTCATATAAACTGCCATGATTTATTCCTCATCCTTCTTGGTTGCTGGTTTTGGTGCTGGTGCTACTGGCTGGATTTGTCCGACCTTGATGAGGAAGGCTTCCAGCTCTTTGTCATAATCGGACATGATTAACTCCAACTCGTTAGAACAGACACCTGCATTGAGCAGGTGAGTAAATCGCCTGAGACGGCATTGAGAACGCTTGGTGCGCTCACGCTGCCGACCTTATAGACGATAGAAGATGCTGATAGTTTGTTGAATACAGCAACCACCATATCTTCAATTCCATTTAGGTTACCCTCATTATCGAGCAAGGGAACTAGCATCACAATAGAGAAGTTAGCCATTGGGCTAATCGTGTTGTAAGAGTTGTTTTGTGGCTCTAGATAAGGATCTGACGGGCTAACGATTACCGAGTTAGCAATAGGCGTGGCAGGTGGGAACGCAAAGGTTGAATACTTTGTGTTATCTACAAGCGCAGTCGCTATTGTTGTCCGGAGTGTCGTTAGCGCAACAGTCATCAGCCCACCATTGAACGAGGGTCAAGATATGGAGCAAGCAAGCCGCGAACACGGGCAAGCAAAGTATTGCCCATGCGATAAGGGCTTGGTGCAAATCCATCTATTGTTACTCCTCCGCTTGAAGGCGCTTGACGGCTCTGCCAGATGTCTATAGAAATCATAAGAGCTGCTTCTTGAATTGCTGGAACAGTTGTGTAATCCACATAAGTGTCTGCCGCTACCAAGCCAAAGGGATTGACTGGGTGGTAAGGCGCTGCTGTGTTGTTGTTACCTGTGATGGCATAAGTGATGGTGTCTAGACCAACGCCTGTAAGGGTCTTAGATCCGTTATGCTTTGAGCCGTTGCCAGTAATGGTGACGGTCTGACCGACATAGTAAATGTCTTGAACTGGGAAATCGAAGTACAAAGTGCCTGTGTTGGTCGTGTTGCTGTGACCTACATTGGAGTTTGTATTAGTCCATAGGAAAGGCAACAACACATTGTCTGCAGCATCGCAGACTTCTTGCAAAGTTGCATCAGCGTATAGAGTGCCGACACCGAGAGCTGTGCGAAGCTCTGCAACTGTTGTAAGAGACATTTGTTTCCTTTCCTAAAGACTGGTGAGGGTAGAAGGGCTCCGCTACCCCCACCAGCGACTTAAGTGCTAACTAATTAAGTTAGGTTGAACTTACGAACGCCCTTACCTGACTTAGCCAAGTAGATTGCGAGGTATCCGTATAGGTTGATTTCGATTTCGCCTGATGTAAGAACATTAACGCGAAGTTGTGTAGTTGGTGACTCCCATGTGTACACAGATGATGGAGCAACGAGGAACGCTGAGTTATCAACGATGCCTGATGCTGCAATGTTGTGATCTACGATGAGGTCAGTTCCAAGTACGCCGCCTACAACGCTTGTAGCAACTGCGTTGCCTGATGCGTTCTGTGTTGCGCCTTGTGCTGAGTAAAGTGCGCGACCTGTTGAGTCAGCATATCCTGCGATAGCTGCCCATTGGTCAGTTGAAGCAACAAGCTTGTTAGCGAAGTCTCCGCCAGTACCCTTGTATGCTGCTGCGCCTTCTACTGACACGAATGACTGCAAGCCAGCTGCTGTTGCTGCTGTTGTTGCTGCAGTTGTTCCGTCAGCGATAAACGCTGCGAGGAGAGCTGCATCTGTAGCCTTCTCGTATGCCTTGCGAAGCTCAGCCATCATTAGCTCCATGAACGCTGGAGATGAACGATCTACAAGCTCGAATGAAACGCGCTGTAGTCCTGAGAACTTGTTGATTGAGATTGTGTCGTATGCAGAAGTCATGCCTGTCTCAGATGGTGCTGAGCCTTCGTTTGTGTCTGCAACTGTTGGTGCTACATCTGCTGAAGTCGCATTGGTATAAAGTCGGGGCACGGTGAATGACATTCCGTCAATTCCTGCGAGTGAGCCGCGAGTTGCAGCCTCAAATGCTGGACGTCCAGAGAATGTATCTGTGATGAATGTGTTGAGGTGTGACGGTAGTGTCAAGCCTGTGTTTGTTGATGTTGAGTCATCTGCTGCACGAACTGTACGACGAGCTTCGTCATCGCCTAGAGCTGCTTTCATAGATGCTTCGAGATATTGTGCTGATGAGATTGGCGCTGTGCGCTCTCTCACCTGAAGGTTAGCAACAACTGTTGGGCGAGCGGCTTCGACTGCTGCTGCTTCAACTGCTGGAGCTTCTACCGGTGTAGTGGTTTCTTCCACGACTGGCTCGCTTTCTGGTTGGGTTTCCTCGGCAGGGATGACTTCCTCTGCCGCGATCTCTAACACCTGAGCAGACTTAAAGGCTGGCTCTGTTACTAGAGAAACTTCTTTTAACTTGGCTGATGAGACGATAATGTGTCCATCGCGTGAAGGCTTTGATGCGATTACCTCTGCACCTACTGAAAGACCGCTTACGAGTCCTTCCTGTGCTTGGATAAGAGCATCGTTTCCGCCTGTAGAGCGTGAGAGCTTGAAGGTTGCGTAAATACCGTCTGGGCGAACCTCAGCGGCGGTCATGCGACCTACTGGCTTCTTCATGTCGTGCTGTGATAGCAACTTAATCTTTGAGATGTCTGAAACATCTATAGACCCTGCCTCGAATACGACTCCACCCATATTGGTGTGTCCCACTTCGCCTGTTCCCATTGGCACAATTTTGCCTGATATTTCACGGCGTTCTTCGCTGCACTCAATAGAGGCTGCTTCGATGATTAGTTGTTGCATTAGCTCATACCTTCTGATCCGTTAGGTGTTAGGTCCGTCATTTCCATTGCTTGCTCTAATGTGATAAGTCCTAGAGTCAGGAGCTTCTCGATTACCTGAATTTCAACAAGTGGGTCTTGCTTGAGGAAGGTATCCGCTACAGCGAACTTAACCTCATGCCCTGCTGTTGAGATGTCATCCATTGAAAGGCGAGACTCGATAGCCTTAATGTAAGGCTCGATAGATAGAGCGTAGAACTGCTTGCGCTCATCCTGCACATTGGCATAAGTCATTGTGGTGTTCTGATCTGCTGAAAGGTAATAGGCAGGTACATTCATAGTACGAGCGATTTGAGTTGAGAGGTTTTGGATAGCCTCGTTGTACATCATGTCCTTTGGCGAGAAGGCTACTGGAGAGTAATCCAGAGTTGATGTCAAATATGCTGTTGAATTATTCTGACGGGCACGCTTCCAAGCTGCGATAAGTCCTTGAACCTCTGCAGGTGGCAAGTCAGCGCCAGAGTTCTTTAGGAAGCCAGCAGGTTGTGGATTTGCTGAGTTTTGAGCAGCTGCGCGCTCTACATCTATTGCAGACTGGATTGTGCGAGCCCCACGCTCTAGCACACCCTCATCAAAGCCCTGAATGGTCACAATGTCGTTCATGTCAATAGGGCTTGCATCTATGTAGTACTGAGTAACTGAGATGCCTTCTAAGTCTGTTGTAAAGGTAACGCGAGAGTTAGCAACCCACTCAAAGGAGGCTGGTCTGCCATCTTCTGCATAACGCTCTGTGACGATTAAGTAAGATACGCCGTAGAACAGAAGGCTGTCCACGATCCAGTTAATTGTGACGAATGATGGCTGGCTCTTAGAGAGTTGGTTAATCCAACGAGGAGGAGCGATAACTTCGCCTGTGCGCTTGTTGTAATACTCAAGTGGGATGGAGGCTACTGTGCCTGTGATGAGGTTACGGGCGCGTGCAACGCTGGCGCAGCTCATGGCATCCTTGCGTGAGATACGCGCAAACATGGAATTGTAGAGAGATGGGTAGTTCTCGCCCATGATCTGTGGCGCGTATTGCGCTTCCAATATAGCTGGCTTATTACGCGAGAAGATACCCATAGAGGGCAATTATACACTACATGTAGGTTATTCCGTGTATATAGCCGCTACCTGTTGTGGTTTCAATAGTGTCGAGATTGTCATCGCTACTGAAATCGGTATTGCAACAGATCCGGCAGACTGTCGCTTAACGATGCGCCAGCTTGAGTCGTTTGTCTTTGCCGCAACATTGGCAAACTGAGTAATGAGCAAGTCTTGACCGGCATGAACCCACTTCTGGTTCACGGTTGCATCTAGCAAGTCTGAACAAGCCTGATAGAACTGCGCTCCTGAAATGTCAGCACAAATTTGTCCGGCATTAGTGAGGCGGTCGGCAATAGTTTGAGTGGCGTACTTGTCGTGGCATATCTGTCGAGGTCTGTAGATATCCGCCCAAGCCTTGATGTCTTTTGCTATGAGAAGCTCATCAACCGAGACTAGGCTTTCCCATGTTTGGAGTACGCCTATACCTATGCGCCCGTCTGGAAGTATCTGACCAGCTACTAGGGCTGCATCTCTAGAACTAGGGCTCTTATCAAAGGCGAACACGGTGTAAGCACCAGCAGACATCTGGAGAGTGCTATCTGAGCAGTCCTCGATAGAGTTTGGTGGGAATGGCGATTGAAGGCTTGCTATCCATTGACATAGAAGCTCAGTCCTAGTGTTCTCGATAGGAGAAGTAGCAACAGACTCCTCTAGGGCTTCCTCTGTAATTGTGTAGCCCATAGCAGGGTTAGCTGCTGCCCAAGCCTTACGATCAGTTATCTTGGCATACTGAGGAGCAGAGTATTCATAGAAGCCAAAGGATTTGGGAGGGTTTTCTAATGCTCGCTCTCGCATGTCATTGAGTACAATACTGAACGCATCACCAGCGTTTGATGTGAGGAGAGTCTGAGCGTTAGGGCGAGCTCGCGTAGTCGGTATCGCAGCTCTATATCCTTCTTCTGAGATTTCTCGCAACTCGTCAATGTACAAGAAGTCGGCGGTTCTTCCGCGTGAGCCGTCTCTAGTTGCTGCAACAACATCAAGGCGTGTTCCATCGAGCATTTCAATCGACTCAGTTCCGTTTGCATATCGGATTTGCTTAACAAAGCCCTTGAGGTGGTCATTAGTCTCCAGTACCCAGCAGACCTGCCGGAAAGTGTCCAAAGCCATCGAACGGTTCGAGGACATGATGAGGATGTTCTTGGACTCCCATTTAAGCAGGTGAGCCAAGATAAGCATACGGGCTAAGTGGGTCTTTCCATTCTGGCGAGCAACTAGCAGCAGGTTAGTCTTGCGCGTGTAGTTACCTTTCTTGTCCACGCGTAACATGTCAGTCAAAACGAACTTCTGCCACGGTAATAAGGGCATATCTATAATCTGAGCTAGGTCAATCACATCTTGAACCTTAGAAGCGCCCTTGAGATATGGGCTGTGAAGCCTCGGTTCTGTTGCCCCTCGTAGCTTCTGTTTGCGTTCTGCCATCATCCGAGACTGTTCGGGTTAGGTCGGGTAGTGAA